CGCCGCCTTCGCTGTCGCGAAGGAGGAAAGAGGGAATTACTATGGCGAAAAGGTCGCTGAAATAGCGCTGGCTGTTTTGGCTGGTAAGATCAAAGACAGCAATGCGGCAAGGGTCGCAATAGACGGACTAAAGTGGACGGCTGCTAGGATGGCATCAAAGAACTTTGGCGATCGTATGCAAGTCGAACATAGTGCTGAAAGCAGTTACGTTGACGCTTTGCGGGCAGTAAGCGAACGCATTGAGGTTGATGGGTTGGGTAATGATAGCAAGCTACCGCAAGAACTACGCGCGCGAAGCGGCGAGGATGCCGATCAGGGCGGGCTGGTTCATTAGGGGTCAGGTTGTTAGCCTGACGGTTATTGGCTGTCAGCAACGTTTGTGCGGCTATGGCGCTATGGTGGCGCTATGGCTGGCAGGGCAGGCCGGAAATCTGGTTGCGTTTTGTTGCTGATATATATTTAGACCCCCCCCTTAAAAATCGCGGGGGGCAGAATTATTTTTAGCCCATCCGCACACACCCGAACAGACCCCCCCTTTAACTGCGGGGCAACAACCGGCACATGATGAAAAAAATTTTGGCAGACGCGCTTGTCCAACTATGCGCGTTGGGATTGGGGCGGGCAATTGGCTGATATTGAGGACACCATTCTGCGACTGCGGAATGACCCTGTTTTGTTTGTCGAGCAAGTTATACAAGCAAAGCCGCAAGCATGGCAGCGCGAAGCGTTGCAGGCGATTGCAAAGCACGACAAGGTTGCGATTAAAAGCGGTCACGGCGTTGGAAAAACGGCTTTTGAGGCATGGACAGTGCTTTGGTGGTTGCTAACGCATTATCCCTGCAAAGTGGCGGTTACGGCTAACACGGCGCACCAGCTAAACGATGTTTTATGGACAGAGCTTGATAAGTGGGCGCGCAAGCTGCCTGACGGCTTCAAGGACTTGCTAGAGTTTAAGACCGACAAGATTAGTTTGAAGGGCGCTAGCGACAGCTTTGCGGTTGCCAGAACCAGCCGAAGGGAAAACCCTGAAGCGCTGCAAGGCTTCCACAGCGAAAATATGCTTTTTATATGCGAGGAAGCATCTGGCATCCCCGATGTGGTTTTCCAAGTTGGCGAAGGCTCGCTTAGTACCAAAGGCGCGAAAGTTATAATGTGCGGGAACCCAACCCGCGCTGATGGTTATTTTTACGATGCTTTCCACAGCGATAGAGCGCAATGGCATTGCATAACAGTGAGTTGCGAAGATGCTGACACAGTTTCGGAAAAGTTTATCAGCGATATGTCGGCCAAATACGGCGATGACAGCAATATCTATCGCGTCCGCGTTCTTGGCGAATTTCCGACCCAATCGGATGATGTTCTGGTTCCACTACATTTGGTTGAGGCTGCAATTAAGCGTGATATTGAGGCTGCGCCTAGCACGCCGATTATTTGGGGCTTGGATGTCGCGCGATATGGATCGGATCGATCTGCCCTCGCTAAGAGACAAGGACAAGTTCTTCTAGAGCCAATCAAAACTTGGCAAAACAAAGATTTGATGACGCTGGCAGGGATTATCCTAAGTGAATACGACAACACCCGATATCAGGATCGGCCGACTCATATATACATTGACAGCATCGGCGTTGGTGCTGGCCTTGCTGACCGCTTAAAAGAACTTGATCTGCCCGCTTATGGCATCGCCGTATCAGAAAGCCCTAGCCTAAAAGATAAGTTTATGCGTTTGCGCGATGAATTGTTTTGGAACGCCCGCGAATGGTTTGAGGCGCGCGACTGCCACATTGAAAACGACGAAGCCTTAGTTAGCGAAATAACGAGCATCCGTTACAAGTACCAAAGCAACGGCAAGCTAAAAATCGAAAGCAAAGATGAAATGAAGCGGCGCGGGCAAAGAAGTCCTGACGTTGCTGACAGCTTTGTTTTGACGTTTGCTGGCAGCGGCGCCATAGCGGCAGGCCATCAAACCCGCTGGAATACCAGAGCGCCTTTAAAGCGCGATATGGGATGGGTTGTATGAGCGACAATGTAATCGAGTTTCCTGAAAAGCAGGATTTAAAGATTGAAGTCACTTTTGATGAGCCTGATGTTGTCGATGATATTTTTTACGGCCTGATGATTATGTTGCGCGGCATGACCGCCGAAGATGAGGTCACATATAGCGAATGCGTTGATGCTTGCATAATGGCCGCCGCATGGAGCGCCAAACAAGCAGGCTATAGCGCTGATGATCTAATGGCGGTGTTCCAAAGTGTAAGGGTTGATGATACCGATGGCTAAGAGCAAAGACCCTCGCATCACAAAAACAGGCGTGGCCGGTTACAATAAGCCAAAGCGGACGCCAAACCATCCGAAAAAATCGCACGTCGTTGTTGCCAAAGAAGGCGACAAAGTGAAGACCATTCGCTTTGGCGAGCAGGGCGCCAAGACGGCCGGCAAGCCCAAAGCAGGCGAAAGCGCGGCCATGAAAACAAAGCGCGCATCCTTCAAAGCCCGCCATGCGAAGAATATAGCAAAAGGCAAAATGAGCGCGGCCTATTGGGCTGACAAAACCAAATGGTGATATGATGGAAAATTGTTCGACTTGCCCTTATCCGCAAAAGTGCGGCGCAAGGGGTCAATGCCTAACCGGCAAGATTACCGGCGAGGCGACAACGCTGGCGCAGCCAAAGCCTATGTCAGTCCTGACAACCGACGGCATTGGGATGACCGGCTTCATTAAAAATGTAAAAAAGAAGCAATTTAAAAAGGCGGTAAAAAAATGAAATACGGTTCCAAGAAAGGCACAAAAAAAGGCACCAAAAAATCTGGTGCCAAAATGGTTTCTGGAAAATATTGCAGCCAGTGATTTAACGCTTCGCAATAATCTTAGCGTCAATAATACAGTCGCGAAAATCATATGGGTTGCGATGTCCAAGCCATTGTTCAAGCGCCTCTTTACACTCTGATTTTGTTGGCGCATTTTTTTGATCTTCAACTTCAAGCGTGATTTCAAATTTCATAATCATTTTAATCTCCCTTCCGGCGGGGCTGTTAAGCCGCCGCCCAATAACCATAAACCATTTTGTTTGTGCAATTCCAGATGTCGTTGGCCTCGCCATCGACAACTGCAACAAAGTGGCGCGCTTGCCGCGCAATAACAATGCCGCTTGGCATATCTGAACATCTGGCTTTGCGGCCATCAAATTTTGGGGCGCTATGCCAAACCCATCCATGACGTTGTAAAACCATGTCATAGACGTTTTTCATAATGCCGTTGCGGGCGGACTTGGCAAAGCCCATGTCCTTATTAGCCTGCGCCAACTCTTGATAGGCGGCCTTGTAGTCGATGCCAAGCGCTATTGCCATCGCCCTAGCGCCGCAATCGCCTGCGGTGCCTTTAAAGCCTGCTGCGGCTCTGCCGCCATCGTTAAAAGTGTAAGTCATATTGCTCTCCATTTGTTTAACTCATATGAAGAATATATGCGCATATTTACCGAAAGTAAAGCATAAAAAACGCATAAAAAGGAAATTTCTCGAAAAAAATGTATACCATTCGCACATTTCGCAGGCCTCGCCCGCAGCCATCGCCAGAACAAATGGCTCCAAAATTCGCGCTATGCGCTGGATGCGTGACGCCTAAGTTTTGCCGCGAAGGCGGGAAGTGCGATGTCGAGGTGTTGTCCCAAACAAAAGCCGTTAAAAAACAAGCAGTTAGTAAGAAACCAAAGGCCAGCAAATGAAAATGAACGATGAAGAAGTTGGTCAAATCGTTGCGCGCGAGATTGCCGACGCACTTAATCATTATGATAGCGAGTATGCTTCTGATCGCATTAAGGCGCTGGACTATTATCTAGGCGAGCCGTTTGGCAATGAAATCGAAGGCAAAAGCCAAGTCGTTTCAACCGAAACGGCAGACACCATCGAACAAATTATGCCTAGCTTGATGCGCATTTTTTGCGGCTCAGATAAATATGTCCGCTTTGCGCCCCGCAGCGCTGAGGATACCGAAGCCGCTGAACAAATCAGCGATTATGTCAACTACATTA